ATGAAGTCCTGTACAGAACTATCCTCCAGTAGTCTATGAATTTGTCCCATTCTAAAAACATGAATGTTAATCATATCCTCTGCTTCTACCCTTGATGTATATCCGGCCATATCATATGCTATTAGTGCTACTCCTGCGTATCTTGCAGCCCATTCTGTAATTATAACTTTTGTCGTTGCATTTAGTGCGGAAAATGCTACTGTTGTTAATTCGAATTTTAAGAGGTTTGATAAATATGCTTCTGCTTGGTCTTGTAGTGCCGTATGATTTGCTTCGACATCTCCGGTAGCATTAACATTTGCTCCTGCCATAAACTGCATTTCCGCCACAGTTACTATATTTGCTATGTAGGCCATACTTTTCCTAGATTATGTAAATATTTAAACTTTTGTCTTGTGAGCAATGGGCCGCTCTTGCCAATCCGTCCGCAATATGCTTATAACTTCCATGTATATACGGGGTTTCTTTTCCGCTGATATATTCGTATTGGATAGATTTTAGTGATGCGAAAATATCATCTCCCTTCAATAAACTTATTTTTCCTTGTTCCATAAGCACCTTCAAATTATGGTATAAATCCCATGGTGTTACTTTTTCTTTCTTCTTTTCTTCTGCGTCCAGAGGTCTTGCCCAGTGCCCTATTGCAACTGTTTTTCTTTTTGTCCTGTCATCTGTTATCAGTTGATCAAAAACTCCTGTTCCTACTCCATAAGCATCTACGAATATTTGTTTAAGATCGTATTTCTCTTCTAGTTGCCAAATTAAATCCGTCGTCGCTGTTGTTAATGTTTTCTTTGTCACTATGTGCTCTACATGAATCACTTCGTCCCTATCTGTTCTGTCCATAATCTCGAAAGTGCTTTCATCTTCTCCTAATCTTGCAACATCCACTCCTAAGAAATAATCCTTATATCCCTTCATTGCCTGCTGTCTCTCTTCTAGTTTCTGACATTCTATTATTAATTCATCTGAAAACAACTGTTTCATATCTTCCATGAAGAGGCCCTGGTATTCCTGCCCGTATTGGAGCATCGTCATATCCTTTTTATCTTCCTCCAGAATCTTCATTGCTCCTAATCTCTGCTCTTCTGTCCAGCTCTCACTTATCGGTCTATCCCTGATTACATCTTCCGTATTTTTGTAGAAAAACTTGAACCTTGCTTTTGGGTCTTTTTTAATCATCGCTTCTTCAAATCGTTTCCAGAAATAACCCTGCTTCCCATGTGGCGTTGAGCACATCCATATCTCCCCGGCTTGCGTTAGTAATATCGGTAGGGCCGCTATCCAGAAAAGTTTTGGCATACGGCTTGCCTCATCCACTACTAAAACCCCTCCTTCGAAGCCTCTTGTCGCGTCCCCTGTGCTCCCAACTGGTCTAGAAATCATCCTTACTGTTTCTACATTCTTCCCTTTTCCCCATACTAAGGTGAGTGTCTTCATTGTTGGCTTATACTTGCCTTTCCCTATAAGTTCCGGATAAGCCTCTTTTGCATAATTCAGAGCGAAGGCGATTATTAGCATTGCTTGGTCTTCTGTTAATGAGACTACTATGATGTCCTTCTTATTCTCCTTCATGTGGTCTATAGATTTTCTTGATAGAATATACGTCTTGCCTACTCTTCTTCCCGTACAGAGCCCCATATCCCCCTTATGCGCCAGCACCTCCTCCTGCCATGGATCTAGATTCATCTTTACCATATCGGCTCTTCCATCTCGTCGATTGTAATGGTCGTTGCTTCCATTAACTCACTCTCCCCTTTTCTTGCGTAAATCTCATAAATCATTTTATCATCTAGCCCTAGAGCCGTAAAGACTGAATCAATCAAGAATTTTAATCTGTTGTCCAAATCCGCCTTTCTTTCTTCTCCATTCTTATAATTCCAATTTTCTACGAATATTATCCCTATTGTTAGTTTCTTGTCTTGTAATTCTTTTAAGTGGACTGGCCATACCGATTGAGTCACATCTTGAATTATCCTAGTTCTCAAATTAAGCGCCTCTCTCTTTAGGAATTTCCCCCCTCTAGTTGTTCGGTACATCGAATTAACAGAGAAGTTTGTTTTGTATGGCAGATTAATTTCCATAATATCCCTCCGGGTAGCTTACTATTTCTTTCATTGGGTCGCCGCCGCCGATTTTATCTGCCTCCAGCTCCTCAATGCGCCGATTCGCTTCTTCTAGCCTTCCTGCGAGCCTTTCTAGCTTGTGGCTTAGTAAGTTGCCCGGATAATCGCTGTCATTAAGCTCTGCCGCTCTAAATCTAATGCCAAAAGCCAGGCAGTCACTCATACTAAAGTTCAGGTTTATTGCTGACTGCTTCATTTCGCTTTCAATACTACAGTTTACGTTGCTTTTTACCATTGTTTTTTTCTATGCGTGCGTGCGCATGATTTCTTTTCTCATTTGAAACGATTCTTTTAATTTCTTCTATCCTTGCCTCTCCGAGTGCCTTTCCATAGTCGTATTCAGCCCAGCCTGGCCTATAACGACCGGAGTTCTTTTGGCGATATTTGCTCAGCCTCTCTAGTAGTGTTTTTTTCAATACTCTCTCTCATTAACTTGCATTGTTTTTCTCTCCTTGTTAATTCTCTCTTTTCTTCCTTAATTTTGAACAATGTTGTTTGTTTCATAAAACTCCTCCATAAACTAACAGTATTCCGATAATATTTCCTATTGCTGCCCATGTCATAATCATAGCATCCATTAATCCTTCGTCTTCCATATAGAAGCTAGCCCCCCTGCCTATTTAAGAGGTCGTTTTAATTAGCCAGGGACGAAAATATAAAATATTATAAAAAATGTTTGCGCAAGGCCTATTACTACTTTTTTACTTACTTTTTAGAATCGCTTTTTTTTTGTTTTGGTTTTATTTGTTGTTTACTCTTTTTCTTATTTCTATTTCTATTTGTTGTTCACTCTTTTTCTTATTTCTATTTCTATTTGTTGTTTACTCTTTTTCTTATTTCTATTTCTATTTGTTGTTTACTCTTTTTCTTATTTCTATTTCTATTTGTTGTTTACTCTTTTTCTTATTTCTATTTCTACTTACTATACTACTTGTTATTGTATTTGTTTTTTATTTATCTTATTCATTAGCTACTACACTCACCACTCAACACTATCCTTATTGCTTGATCAGCCGCGCCCTCAGGCGCGGGCTGGGCGGGGCGGTTGGTGGGTGTGTTGGTGGGGCGGTGGCGGACTGGCAAGCTGGCGGATAGTCTAGGCCTATGAGGGCGGGGAGCCTAAGCCTATTGGCTCAGGCATTGGGCTTGGTGTAGGCTTTGTCTATTGGGCCTCAGTCGGTAAGCCTTATGCCTAAGGCTTTACGCCGCCGCCCTCAGGCGGCGGGCTAGCCTGCCCGGAGGGCCGAAGCCCTATAAGGTTAGCGGGCCGGAGCCTGTGCCTTATACGGCTTTGAGGCCGTAAGCCCCCCGTCGGCTTGAGCCGGCTGGCTGGGGCTTTACATCAGCCTAGCCGGCCTTAAGGCCTTATGGCTAGGCCTATTGGCTTCTCGCTTTGGCTTTCAGGCTAGGCATAAATATATAAGCAAGCTAGGCCTTGAAAATCTATGATTTTCAAGCCAGGCTAGGCTTCTTTCTTTTGCTTTGCTATATGTGGCTTTGGCTTGGAGCCAATAGGACATTATTATTTCCATTGTGATTATAAAAAGCCCAGTCACAGGCGACCGTATGTTCTCTGGTTATTCTGGGCTTTGCCGTCTTTCACCAGCGCGGGAGCCCCAGTACCTTATTCTGCCTTTCGGCTTCGGAGCAATGGCGAAGGCAGGATTCGAACCTGCATTTGTAGACCAAAAAGGAGGAGTACAAGCCTCCAGATTTCTACTTACTCCGCCTTTAATAAAAAAATAAAGTTGTGCGAATATGTCCGCTTTTAGTATTCTAATAGCCTGTACAACTCAAGTAACTCCTTGTGGTCAACACTATCCCACTCTATTTTGTAGAGTTGGTCGTAAACCTTCTTTCTTTCGTGGTTACTTAGCTCTATTATTATTGAGCCATTTTTTATTTCCATCTTATTGTTTTGGATTAATTTCAGTATCAACAACCCTTCGAGCCTCTACAATCTCTTTGTACTGCTTCTTGAAGTCTGCAACATCTTTATATTTGATTGTGTGCCTGTCATTCGCCGCCCCAAACTCGTATCTATTGTAAACGATTCTATTATCTACTAACTCGTGCATAATTCGGGTAGTGATTTCTGATGGTACTTTTACGATACTCTCAATTTGAGAAACTTTTGTTGGCTGTGTTATAGGCTCAGCGTCCTCTGCCTTAGCTTGTTCGCTTAGGTTAGGGATTTCTTCTTTTGTTGCGAGTGCTACAAAGTGAGTTATATTGATGTAGCCATTAGGTCTTTGTGGAGCAACTACTTTTACCCATTGGTCGATGTGTTGTTTTAGTTCTGTAACTATTTCTTTTTCAAACACTCCAATAGACTTTGTTTCTCCTCCTACAAAACATTCAAAGCAAGGGAAAGTGTCTTCACTATCCTTTTTCTTCTTGTTACTAAAGCCATCAATTCTTATTATTCTTTCCATTTATTCCATACCTCCTTTCAGTTTTTGCCCTGTATCAGATTTTATTTTGTCGTAGCAGTTATCATACGGGCATTCCTCATTTAATCTGCTAATTGGTAAGTAGGCAAAGCCCCAAACTAATTTCCATAAATCATGAAAAAATACCCATTCATCACTTACACCTTTAATTTTTAATGTTCGTCTTATCATAGTATAATAAGGAACACTTTCTTTTTAATATGTTGTAAACATTCTAAAAGGACGAACGTTCAGCGTCGCTGATTGGGTTCATTACGCCTCTTTTTTCTTGGGGCAATATTCGCCCCTCGTAAAGAGCTTCGTACTGACTGCATAGTGTATGTGAAATATTATGGCATTGTTCGTATTTCTGATAGTCTCTGCATTCTGTATGGTCACAAACACTCCTGTCTCTTTTAAGTAATCTTATATCGTGTATATCATCCATCGTACCGTGGCATTACCAAATGTTTGAGCTGAGTCCAGTTCGAGGGGAATTGAGCGTACGGCGAACATGACACCCGGCAACGGCTCAGCGAGACTAAAATATTGTGAGCCATGCGTCCCCTATGTTTATTTGCAAGCCCTCAACTGCCTTCCATGTATCTCCAATATTGATTTGAATCCCTTCTATCGCCTTCCATTCATCTCCAATATTCATTTGTACGTTTGTTCCTCCTGCTTCTTCCGGTGGAATTAGTGCAAGTGTCAATATTCCCCATCTTGCTGATGCGCTTGTTGCAAATTGTACTCCCGAAACCGTAGTCGCTGATGCTATTGTCTTGCTTATTGTTGCTAGTCTTGCATCTGTTCCTGTTGTAGATACCTGATTGTCATCGGCTGTCCATGTAGCTGGTGGAAAACTCGATAATGCCGTACTTGATGTTTGTCCTAAAAAAGAAATAACAAATCTGTCATTTCCTGTCGTATCTATTTCTGCTGTTGTTCTTGCTGTGGCTGTACTCGGTCCTACTGTTGTTGGATCCTCAAACGGATTTCCCGTAGTTGCACATCCTCTATATGCGTAACATACTGCAAATTGATCTCCATTAGCATCTATTGTTGGGCCTGCTGTTCCTGATCCCGTAGCTCTTTTCCACCACCATAATAAGTCATCTGTTGATTCAAGCCTTGCTATTTCTGTCCAGCCTGAAGTCGATGTTGTTGGCACATTCCCATCGTCATTAAATACTGATATTAGTAGAATATCATCTTTTATATGTGTTGGAGGAGCTGGAGTTATTGCGGAAGATGCTGATCCAGCTATTGCTCCCGCGGCAACAAATGTAGGTGCTGCCATTATGCTGTGTATTGCACATACAGGGTCCCTACTGGGAAGCCCGACGCTGCTGGTGGCGTGTCATCCGTATTATACAAAACCATTGGGATATATGCCTGGTCTGCTGTTGAATTATCTGCCGTAACTGTTAGTGGTCCTACTGCAACATCTGCCCCTGAATTTAATAAATAATCTGTGTGTGCCTGTGTGTTGTCTGCGGCGTGTGCCGTATTTACTGCTATCTCGTCAAATATTTCATCACTAATTAATCCCCAGTTGTTAGTGTCGGCAATAGGTAGAGAAACATTTGTCCCATCACTACTATTAATATTAAATTGCGTCCCATCCACTGTCCCCATAGATAAGTTTGTTGTTACGTTTGTGTCTTTTAATGTGTTGGCCGCTACATCTGTCGCAATATCAATCCCATCAACCAATCCTGTCGTCACAATATCAGTATCTCCCACATTAAACTCATTTGCTGAGGCATCTATAAAGATGGTTTTCTCGACTGCTGCGTCCATAAATTTAAATGATATATCTTTATCTTGTATGGTATTTTTTAAAATAAAATCATCAGTAGAGTTAACATAAAGGTTTGTGAAATTCGTATCTCCAGAATATAATCGTAAACCTGAGTTTTGTCCATCAACCGACCTAATAGATACTTCCATATTTTGCCCGGCAGTTTCTCCAACAATATCTAAATCTGTATCTCCAGAGGATTCGTCTAGGTACATACTTGCTTTATGGGCTGTGTTGGTAGTCTCAAATATAATCTCTGGGTCGGTTGCGCCTGCCGTTTCTATCTTAGCGCTTATTAATCCGTCTAAAACTCCCGCGTCTGATAGAGTCACTTGGGTGTCTTGGATTCCTTTAACTCCTCCATCCCCTGTAAGAATTGTGTTGTCTGTCAGATTTGCCGCAGCCGTTACATCCCCACTACCTGCCGGGGCTCCCCATGTTCCATCATCTTTCAAAAAATCTCCTGCGTTTGTCCCCTTAGGAACATAACCGTGTTTTGTTATTGAGAAGTCTTGAGTTGTATTGTCTGCTAGAACTTGCATGGCCTCAGTTACTTTTGCCGCTCCAATAGTTAGAGCCCCCGAACCTGTCACATCTCCCGAATGAGTAGCGTTTGTTACCTTAGCGTCGTTTACTGCGTGAGCGTGTAGAGCGTCTGAGTCTGATCCATCTGTTAGAGTATCTAGTTCTGTTCCAGTTGCTGTTGTATCATGAGAAGCGATAGTCCCTGCAATAAGATTATCATGTGTTAATACTGCCTCTGTGTTTGCCAGAGTTGCCTTCTTTGTTGTGGTGTCTGTGTCATCTACCATTACAAATAAGTCTGCTGCTGCCGGTGTTGGCAAATCTCCTAGTGCTGTGATTTTTGCGTCTGCCATGTTATATTATTATTAAGTCTCCATTTTCTTGTAGAAGATAACCCCCATTCTCTAATAAGATGTACTCTTCTGTGATTGTTATTGTGTGGAGCAATCTCCAGTCTCCTGAATACCATATATATATCGAGTGGTTAGTACTATTTAAAATCATGCAACCATCATCCGCCGTTGCTGGGTTTGCCGCCACTACTGGAATTTTTCCATGTAATCCATCGACGTACTCTTTATCAACAATATCATTATCTTTCGTCGGTGTTTTTGTAATCGTTCCACTATTAACATCTAAATTCTTTTTGACAGTGACATTATTATCAAAAATGTCATCCAGTCCATCAGCTCTGCCACTCATAATTAATCAACTAATTCCTATTATAAAAATATACCTATTCTAGGATTTGTGTTAGAATGACTTGTTTTGGTTCGTGCACTTCTGTTACTCCGTACTCACATGCTTCTATCTTATCTCCGTGAAATTTCTTTGTATCTGTGCTTGTAGATAGCGTCATTAATTCCTTCCATGTTGCGCATGATTTTGGCACTACGAATAGGGCAAAACTTAGAGGCACAATGTCGGCAGTAATTATACTCACTCCAGCCGGACTTCCAATCTGTCCGTTAAATGCCTTCTGTCCTGATGTAGTTGCTTGTGCTCCTTTCTCGTAGATATAATGTAATACGTATGGTTCTGCTTGCGGATTTATCACCATGACAAATTCACTTGCATTATCATAATATGTCTTAACCTGTGCCTTCATAAACGCTAAGTCTTTAATTATAGCTGCACTCGTTTCGTCCCAGTAGCCACCATATAGGGTTCCTGCTTGAATATCTCCATCAGTAGATAGAACGCTATAAATTTCTGTATCGACTGCTTTTGCGACACCTTCCGCAATCCTCTTAATCGTTCTGTTTCTTGTGTCGATGTTTCCCGCAATAATATCCTCATGATCTATCATCGCTCCCAGGCCATACTTCTCAATCCTCGAAATTACTTGCTCCCAGCTTAGAACGGCGTTCGGGAAATCTGCTCCTCTTGGAATCCCTCTTATTGCGTTTCCTTCTTGATCATCTGGTACTGTCGTACTCTCTCTGAAAAAATAGTTTTTCCATGATCCTGAGCTTGTTACTGAGACTAACTGTTTCATCTTGTATGCATAAATTGCTAATTGCTTAATCGCATTATCGTAAGTAGTTGCTCTTATTGCCTCTTCTCCTGTTTCAGAAAATGTCATTCGGTCTTTTTCTCCTTTTTAGGTTTAGCTGTATTTTCTCTTGCTCTAGCCTCTTCCCTATCCTTAGCGCTATCTTCCGGATTCATTATAATAGAACCTCTACGTTTATTGTTTCGCCCTGACTTGCTGTTTCTCTCGCTATTCCCATATGTACTGCGATAGATGCCGTCATGTCTGCATCAGTACACTCTATTACGTAGTTTCCCGGAGCGGCTGTTTTTACATAATTATTAACTGTAATCGCTTGACTTGCTACTAGCTCATATATTGCACCCTTATCTGCTGTTACTGATGTTTCAGTATTAAAAGATGAATCGGTAGACTCATTGATGTCAGCGTGAGCAAATCCTATAAATGGATCCCCTGTTCCAGTCGATGCCGTGGCTGTATGTGGGTCTGCATTTTTTAGATAAGTACCTTTTGCTATTCCTGTTGAGGTTGCGGCGGTGTACCTCCTAGAACTCAATATATTGTTATCCCTCAAAACTGCTTCTCTAGCCATACTAATCGTTTAACCGAATAACTACTTAAGTCTTTCGGAATTTTCCCTCTTTCCATAATTGATAGATTTTTATAATAATTCCAAAGGATGCTATTACTCCTAAGTAAATCAGGGCTCCCAATATTCCTAAAAGTATTGCTTTCATTATAATAATTCGTATGTGTAGCCGGCGATTTCTCCTATACGGTCTTTCTTTATCCCTATTACGTGGATTGACACTCCTGGTAGTACACAGTTTGAGCACCCTCTTTCAAATTCTTCCGTTGAAAATGTTGGAGGGATTTCTGCTGCTTTTTTTAGAATTTTGTTTGGTATTTTTTTGCATCCGAATATTTTCCTCATTGCGAAATGCCTTGAATACAGTCCTATTCTATTAAATCCATAGCTCTCATTTGTCTTTATCCCGAAAAATACGCAGACCTCGACTAGTGATTCTTTCGGGAAAACATATTCAAACGCCCCTAGAACCGATGGCCTTAACGCCCCTTGTACTAAAATTATTTCTTCTTTTCCTGTCTCGTTGTTTATTCTCCGTAATTTCCAGTATGCCGCTTGTGCATGGGCTTTCCATTGTTCTATTTGTTCAAATTTCCCCCTGGGGTATAAGTATAAGTGCATATTATTTCTTCTTATCTTCTTTTAATTCTTTTGTTATTTTTTTCCCGAACCTTTTATCGAATGCTTTTTTATATTTTTCATTCAATTCTTCAAATTCTTTTTTACTCCTAAGTCTTTTTCCTATCCTATAACCATCCAAAAACCCTGCTTTGTACATTTCTATTAACGCCTTCCCTTCGTCAATAACCTGTTTCTTCTTTTTACCTAAAAGCATTTATTATTTCCTCCGATTCTTTCTTTGTTCTTTTTTCCTCTTCTGTGTCTTCTTTGAAATTTTGCCCCGCTTGCGTTTGACCGCCGAGCATCTGCTCCGCGTGGAGCTTCTCTTTCCTATCTTGTAACTTCTTCTCTTCTTCGATAAGTCTTGCCTTTTCTTCATTGACTTTTTTTGCTTCCTCAATGAGAGGACTCGTAGTAGGTGTAGGAATAGGTTCAGCAGGCGGTGTAGCCGGCGGGTCTTTTGGTGTTTCATCATCTTCTCCCATAATTTATTCAAGATTTAATTCTTTTTAAGTCCTTGTAAACATTTTGTAGGGACGAATTTATTCTCCCCATTGCATCTGTATTTGTCTTGATTATTTTTTCTAGTCTAAACATAAACCATAGACACATTACTACCGGAAAATATGTTGCTATCGTCGGTAAACTACTGGGTTCTATCATCCTTTAGATTTTAGCGAACTGTTTCCGCCGTCCCCCACCTTTTCAGAAGTTATCTTTACTTCGCTTCTTTTCCCTGTGTTAATTTTTCCGTCCTTGCCCTCATCTTCTCCCAGGTTTTCTTCTATTCTTGCGGGAAATTCATACTCTAATTCTATTCCTAATTGTAATTTTAATTGCTCTTCTGTTTCTCTTTGTTCGTCCTCTATTGTTTGCTGGTATGACAAATAAACTATTTTGCTTGATGCTTCTGTTATCCCCGAAGCCTCTCCTAAAACCAATTCCGGGACTCCTATATCTTTTATCGCATCTTTCTTCCATGCTATTCTCCAGTCTAATGGGTTCAGCGTCGCAAATTGGGGTATCTTCAAGGATTCTGCCCCTACCACCTTATCCGGGATGAACATCGGCTCTCCTCCGTCCAATGCTTTTTTTACTTCTGCTTTGAAATTTGTTATTTTTGTCCTGTTGTCTGTGTTCATTTTAAACATCAATAAAGGCACTACGAATCTATGGAAAACTACAGTCATGTCTTCATCTAATTGTTGAATTTTATCTAACATATCCTCCATACTCTCATAAACACTTATCCCATGAATCTCGTCTGCCTCTCTGTCGTTTACTAAGTGGAACATTTTCTCCTTTTCTATCTCTTGCATCACTTTTTTTCTATCCATCGACAGAAGTTCGTATCTTTTGATTATGCCATTCTCCCCTGTTATTATTCCTACTCTCCCCGGATTCAATGGTTTCAGATTTATTAATTTTCCAGACTTATCTTTGATTATTTCTGCGAAAGAATCTCCGTTAATTTTCTTTACTCTTATTTGATTCTCCATTATTGAATTGAAAGAATCTTTTCCAAACCCTCTTATTTTCATTAATTTGTTTTTTGTCTTTTCGTCTGCCTTAAATCCTTTTCCTACAGTCCACATTGCAAACTTATCTATTGGGGCCTTAGTTCCTCCTCGATTGGTCCTATAATAGCCATTATATTTTTTCCATTTTGGCGACGTCCATACTGTTTCTTCTGATGTTGGTCCGTCGGTATCTTGGTTTGGCTTCTCTAATAAGCTCAATGTCTGACTCAATGTCTCCGTTGTTGTTGATGCTATATCCATTGCCATTATAAATATTTTAACCTCAATCCTACTATGCCTATCACATCCGTATCGCTTTGAAAAAGTATGCTTATGTAGTCTCCCGCCTTCAATACCGCGTTTCCCCATAGTCCTTCTGGTGCTGCTACTGTCGGTAATAGCAAATTTATCTCTGTTATTATTTCTGCTGTTACTGCCTTTTGTACATTTAGATCATTATTCTCAAAAGAATTTTCCGGTTCTCCTACCGAAGCAACACTCGTAAAAATATCCCATTGTATATTTTCTGTAGCGTCCGGCCATATCATTATTGCCGCTTCTGTTAACGCTTGAAAATCATCTGGTAATTTTACAATAAAAAAGCATTCGCCCGATACCCCTATTTCTGTCACCGGCCACGTATTCCCTTGAAATGTATTTGGGCTTGGACTCACTGAATGCATAAACATCTCTCTTTCTCTTGGCTTCGAACTCGTAAACCCTTCACTTGTCCTACTCGAATTTTGAAAAATATTATCTTCCTCCTCTCCTATATTTAATGCCATTATGCCTTCATAAAATCCTGTACTGAGGACTCTCCCAATATTTTTTCTATTGCTTTCATTCTAAAAATATGCACGTTTATCATATCTTCCGCTTCTATCCTAGTTGTATATCCTTGCATATTGTATGTTATTAATGTTGTCGCTGCATATCTTGCCGCCCACTCTGAAATTATTACTTTCGTTGTTTCATTTAATGCCCCAAATGCCGTAGCCGATAATTCGAATTTTAATAAGTTTGATAAATATGCTTCTGCGTGATTTTGTAGGAATGTATGGTTTGCTTCCACATCCCCCGTTGCATCTACGTTTTCCCCCGCCATTAGTTGCATTTCCGCCACAGTTACTATATTTGCTATGTAGGCCATACTTTTCCTAGATTATGTAAATATTTAAACTTTTGTCTT